AAACTGCAGACCAACAATACTTGCACCAAAATCACGTAAGAATTTATCTACTGACCTGTTTTGATATTGATACATCTGAACAAGTTTAGATGTATACTCAGGCATTGTGTTCTGTGGATTATCCACATTTTCAAATTCAGGTAGAGTTGCCATGTTTTAATTTATTAAAGTGATAATAATAGTTTATATACTACACCGTTTATAGTTACTGGTAAGTAATGACTTTGTGCAGCTGCTGCATTTGTTACAGGACCTACTGGAGTTGTTACACTACCAATTACAAGTTGACCACTTCCTGTAGATGTAGCTCCTTGACCAATTACAATACAGTTATTAAATGCACCAGTTTCAGTATCAGAACCAATTGCTGTGTTATTAGAACCTGTTGCAGAAGCCATTGATCTAGATCCAATTGCAGTATTCTTTGTACCTGAAACATTACTAGCTAATGTAACATATCCTAAAGATGTATTAGCGAGTGCAGTTGTCATATTTTGACCTGATAAATGTCCAACGCTTGTGTTGAAATTTCCAGTTGTAAGATTTTGGTAAGTTCCATTACCAATTGCAATATTATACGATCCACTTAATGATGCTGAATTTAATACACCAGTGGCACCCATAGCTAGGTTATTACTACCTGTTGCACTTTGTGATATAGTTTGAAAACCAAATGCTGTATTAAATGAACCAGTAGTATTATTCTGTAAAGAAAAAGTTCCTACAGCAGTATTCTGACTTCCATTGGTAGTACTTCTTAAGGCACCTCTACCCATAGCAGTATTACTTGTACCAGTTGAAACACTTGATAAAGCAGTTTCACCAAAAGCTGAATTATTACTTCCAGATGTTACAGCTGATAATGCACTCCGTCCAAAAGCTGAATTACTAGTTCCAGATGTTATATTTCCTAATGCACTCTCTCCAAACTGTGTATTACTTGCATCATTACCCGTTCCATTACACCATATAGTTCTATTACCATTATTATACTCAAATTGTGGTGGTAAACTATAGTTAGGTACATTTAAAGTTGATCCTACTAAAGTTGCAGCTCCTGTTGTTCCAGATGTAGTTAATGATGCAACACCTGATGGACCTGCCGGACCAGTAGCTCCTGTTGCACCAGCTGGACCTTGAGGACCTGTTGGACCCACAGGACCTTGAGGACCAGTAGCACCAGGTGCACCCGTAGCACCTGTAGTTCCTGCAGCACCTGCAGGACCCGTTGCTCCTACAGCAGCTAATAATGCCCAATTACCAGGATCTAATGTTGGATCTAATATTGATGGACCTGCACCTGCAGGATTATAACAGAAATAAGATGCACCACCAAAGGAAACAGCATCATTTAATGCATAACCTACAGCTGAACTCCAAATTCCTTGCCAAGTTAATCCTGCAGGACCGATTGGTCCTTGTGGACCTGTTGCACCTGCAGCTCCCTGTGATCCAGTTGCCCCAGTAGCTCCAACAGCTCCTGTTGCACCAGTAGGTCCTGTAGCTCCTGTAGCTCCATTTATTCCTGCAGGACCTGTTGCTCCAGTAGCACCTGCTGGTCCAGCTGGGCCAGTAGCACCTGCTGCTGATAATAATGTCCAGTTACCTGGATCTAATGTTGGATCTAAAAAAGATGGTCCAACAGTTGTAGATGTACAAAAGTATGTAGCCCCACCAAATGAAACTACATCATTTAAAAAATATTGTGTTCCTGAGTTCCAAGAACCTTGGAAAACTAATCCTGCTGGTCCAGGTACACCTTGAGTACCTTGTGGCCCTTGTGGCCCAGTAGATCCAGCTGGTCCTATTGGACCTTGTGGGCCTGCAGCTCCAGTAATACCAATAGGTCCTTGTGGTCCTGCTGGTCCTGTTGCACCCGTTGTTCCTGCTGAACCTGTTAATCCTTGAATTCCTTGAGGACCCTGTGGACCAATTGGACCAACAGATCCAGTTGCACCTGTTAAACCTATAGGACCTTGAATACCAGGGCTTCCTTGAGGACCTATTGCTCCTTGTGAAGCAAGCAATGCCCAATTTGTAGTATCTACTGCTGGATCTAAAAAAGATGGTCCAACTGTTGGACTAATACAAAAATATGATGCTCCACCAAATGCTACGGCATCATCAGCTACATATGTTCCTAATGGAGACCATGTACTTTGCCAGTTAAGTCCAGCAGGTCCTACTGCACCTGCAACACCTTGAAGACCTTGCAAACCTGTTACTCCTTGAGGACCAGTTAATCCGATAGGTCCCTGAACACCTGCAGCACCAGTTATACCTTGAACTCCTTGTAAACCTTGAATACCTTGTGGTCCAATGGGACCTTGAGCACCAGCTTGTCCTTGTACTCCAGTTACACCTTGTACTCCCTGTGGTCCTTGTGGTCCTTGAGGACCGACAGGTCCTTGAGCACCTTGTCCAATTTGGCTGATAAAATCTTGTACTGTAATTGCACCTGTTAAATATTCATCGTCTCTTCTATCATCTTTAAGAGCTACTGGTAATAATGTTTTAGTTGGATCAACAGTGGTAACTACTCTACGACCTCTAATCCAAGAAATAAAATTTAAAATATCCATGATTGTTTTTTTTAAAAATAAATATATAGTATACCTATAATATAATAAAAATTATCCAGATAACAAACTATTTAAAAACTAATTCTTTAATATACAAAAAATCCCCAGTTTTGCAACTGAGGATCATTTTGCTGTATTGCTAGAAACAAGGAAAGAAACACAGACTATACTATTAGGCCAATAACAAATGATAAACAAAGCATTATTGCAATACAGATGTTTGCAAGTTTAAAATCATCTTTATTAGTTACGTATTGTTTTGCTATTTTATCATATATTGGTTTATATAATATATGTGCTATTGCCCATAGCATGGCAATAACAGCAGACATAATTATAATTACGGTTATTTTCATGGCTCATAATTTATCAATCCTCTTTTGTAAATATACTAAAGCTTTTTGTAAATCTTCTTTTTTAGTAGAAGTTTTTTTACCAGCTCTTACAATATACTTTATGACATTACCAAGATAAAAATCTTCATCTAATCCCCAAGCTTCTAGTACATTAAATACCTCATAAGTATTTCCTGCTCCACCATAATACTGTGGTCTATCAAGATTTACAAGTCTTTTACTCCAGTCTATTTCTGATGTTGTAGGGCAAGGATTACTAAAATCCCTTTTATACATATCCTTAATCATTTCATTATAAGGTGTATACAAATTGTCTTTTTTATTTGCCATGATTACCAAATTATAATTACATCACCTTCATTGAGGACAAGCTTAACTTCCCCATCAATTTCAATTCTTTCTACAGTTTCCATGTTAAGAGCTCCGGTACGGATATATACTTTATCACCTTCTTTAACCTCTTCCACCTTTTCTCCTACTGCATACACTGTAAGTTTGCTCCACATTTTCATAGCTTCCTGCATGATCATATCTTCATCTTTTGCACTTAACTGGATTGCAGATTCTTTTCTTTTAGGAACATCTAATAAAATAGTTCTTCCTCTGAGTTGTTTAAATGGTTTGCTCATATTGTTGGTTTATTAATTACGCATCATAATTCTGTGTGCTATCTGCTTTCTGAACAGGTCTCAAATCATGTACTGTAGGATTTGGTCGGTTCAATAGATCCATTTTAATTCTTTCTAATAGACCTATGAGAGCAAAGTTATCATAAGCTTTCTCACTCATGTGGACTTCTATTCCACCTTCTGTCTCAACTAAGGACAGGATTGTTGTTGATTCTGACATATATTTATTTATTGGTTGAACAAATATAAAAACTTTTTTTGTTTAAACTAAAAAAATTAAAATATTATTCATTGTCATAGAACATCCGGTCTGAATCTTCTGTTTGCCATTTCTCATAATCTTCAACATTATAGAATTCGTTGCATACCAAATATTCCGGTTTTTCGGGAAATGGTTTAGTAACAAAACTAGGTTCGCTCCATTTGATTCTGTTATTTGGTTGTAAAGCCATTTGGCCGTTATCAAGTAAAATAATGTGATGGCTTTTATGTTCTATTGGATCTTCTGAAAATGTTATATCTGTATTTATATCATTCGATCCCCAATTAATTGTAGCATAGTATTTACCCGAATAGAACTTGTGATCTTTCATGTATACTTCTACTGGTGCATCTTTTAAATAATTAAGTTGTATCAAAGTGAAGTTATATGAGAAGCAATTCCATATCTGAAGAAAGTGAAATGGTAAATCAATTTCTGGCAGCTTTGGTTCTGTCAGTAGGGCATGTGATGGCAACTTATCTCGTAGCACACCATTGTCTAATAGTACTTGGAACAATGCAGCTTGCCCCGGCATGCATCTTACTGATATTACTATACCCGGGGTAAATTCTCCATGACCTTTAGTATGCTGGTACATGTACTCATTCCTAACATATACTTTGAGGGGAAAGAAGTTGTGTTCTATGTGTGCCATTACTTTTTAAAAAAGTTTTTCTTTGGCTGTTCTTTAGCACTAAATTCCAGTTTCTCAATGATCTTGTTTGCTTCATCTTCGGCAAACTGAATAGCTTCTTCTTCTTTGTCGTTGATATTCCAGTTGTTTAGTAAAAGACTCATGTGCATAGTTTCATGCATAACAGCTGTTGCTTTTTCTGTAGTAGAATACTTCTTGAAAGTACCCATATTCAAAAACAAGAAAGGTTTGTTTGGAGCTTTAGCTGTAAGTTTCTTATCAGCAGGATCATAGTTAGTAAGTCCATATATGTAAACACCATTACCCTTAGTCTTGTCTACTTCTTCTGACTGAGCATCTTTACGGTTTAATCCATGCATTTCCGGGACATTGTAATAGTCAAATATCTCAGTGGCATCATTACCAATGAGTACTATATACTTGCCCATGTCAAACTTCTTCATATACTAATATACAAATTATAATTTAACTTTTAATACTTTAGACTGCCC